GTATCGCAGGTGCTGCGTGTGGGAAAAAACGCCCATAATTGATTAATCGACTCGCGTAGTTAATACGTATAGATCGTGAGATCCTGTAGATGCTACGACGTTAAGCTCGCAGCCTTGCGGTACTGTAATTACTAGCTTGTCCCCATTATCCAATAAGAAGCCAGTACTGGAAGTGACACCTGTGTTACCTATGTAAGTCGCGCCTTTACTGTGTAGGTGTACATACTGCGTCACGTTATCTATTGATGCGATTACCTGAGCTGTTGTCGTCACTGATACTTTACTGCTCGTAGTTGCCATTACTTGTTATCCTCTTTTATTCCTAACGAGATTTCGTTAGCGATCTCTATGTCTTGCTGCGCGCTTTGATGCCTAGCCGTTACGTACTTAGCGTAATCCTTATGATGCTCCCTAGTTAACCAATAGCTGCGCTTATGCGGTAGCTGTACGCCAGTGTGAGCAAACATCTTAAAGCCCATAGCCTTAACGCGTATGCTGAAGAATATATCCTCACCTACCCACGCTTGGTTAATTGGCATATCCCTATAAAAGCACCATAGATCGCCTTCATTAGTTTTATCTTGATGCTCTCTCATTTTCTCAAAGACTGAGCGATGGATAAGTATGCAACCAGTACCAGCCGCATCTATCTCTACGATACTGTCCTCTGGATATTCGTGCATCGCATATAGCCCAGTGTCCTCACCTATCTTAAAGACGCAAGGGACAGGCTCAGGGTAAACGTTTTGAGTATCCCAGGCAGCGTGGACGATACCGCTTACGATAGGTCTTTCATCCTTATCAGCTGCAGTTACTAACTTCTTAAAATTCTCTACTGTAATTATCTGGTCTGTATCTATCTGTAGTAGCCAGTCATCGGTAGTCTTTTCTAGAAATGTTGCTACTACTTGATTACGCAGACGACTAATTACACCTGATCCTTCGAGGCTTATTAGCTGCCCTAGCTGTGACTGACTGCGTGCTATATCGATTAGGCTGGTTGCGAACATCGCGTGCCACTGTCCAGGTGAACAGACGCCTATAGTTATCTTTTCTCTTAGATCCATATATGTCCCTTATCTCTAAATTATGTACTAAATTTAGCACTAAACGTACAGTTTAGTACCAATTATTACGCTTATGAAAGTCTAGCGCACTACAGAAATCACCGTAACGATGACGCACATAGCCAATACCCCAATGGATCTGGTCTATAGGCGAATCTAGAAATTTCTGGATCTCTTTTTTGCTCTTACCCTTCATATGCCTCTGAGGTACGCCGTAATCGTGGGTAGGAGATTTAGCCTTATGTCTCCAGTTACTCTCTTTAGTCCAGAGCTTTACCATACATTTAACCTCGTATGGCTCTACGTGTTTAGCTGCGTACTGTTGCAGCCCCTGAGGTGTTGCTAGTGTTATTGCTAGAAATATCGATCCCATTAGTAGCATTTCTATCTCCTATTAGGTAGATGATGGCTCTCATTAGATACTCTCTGTTTTCGTCAAAAGAAGCTATACCGCTATTACAGTCGTGACAGAGTAGGCCTCTTATCTCCTGAGTCTTATGGTTATGGTCTATTGATAGGCGACTTTGTGTATTGGCTACATCGCAGATAGCGCATTTGTAATTCTGCTTTTCGAGCAGCTGTCCATATTCATATTTTACCCTACGCATTATCCATCTACCAAGATTTCGACAGTTATTACAGTTATGTCTCCTGGCATTATTGGCTTTATTACGCCAGCCAAAATCATCTATAGGTAGTATTTTGTCGCAGGTGTTGCAGTGTTTATAGCCTTTAGGCGTCGCTTTCCGAGTCCGTCTCGTCATCTATGTCCTCGTCTGCATCTGCATCTAGGCCTAAAGCGTATTGTCTATCTTTCTCACTTAGACTGTTAAACATAACTAATACGCTACTGACTGATCTACTTAGTAATGATTCTATAGCGTCAAACGATAGAGACTGATCTGTGTTTATCTGTGTAGATACTTCTCCAATAGATATATCTATGGTTAGTTGCATCTCTATCCCTTCACTGGTAAGGGTTTATCTGTTGGTTTAATTATAGTTATTTATTTATGTATTTTTATATATATGACCTGATACCAGAGCTAAAGGAGAAATGCCCCCCTACCCCCCATTAATTAAAAATAATTAATAGTGAGTAGTGGAGGATCTCTATAGCTGTGTTTAGATCATTATGACCGTCAACCGTCGCCGTCGGAGTTCCTGCCCCCAGTCTTACGACCAGATAAAACTATAGACCATCTTGGCGACAAAAGAGAAAAGGACTGCCACCGCAGATGGAAAGCAGTCCCAGTCTCCTTACGCGTACCCTCAGTAGCGTAAGCCTATGTATCTATATGGGTAAGGCTCCCAAAGTGGCTAAAAACGGCCTTAGAGCCTCTTTAATGGGCATATAATCGTATAGCCTATCCTTAGGTACAAACCACGTTTCCTCATCTGGCAGCTTATACTCGTCTATGCGGCCTAAGTAAACAGGATAGTAACCTACTAAAAATAGGGTACTCAGTGATGAACCTTGCACTAGGAAAGCTACATCACCATCACGATCATAACTACGCAAGATTAAATTATTAGAGCGTGACCAGCGTACCTCGATATTATCGCCTACGTCGGCTTTATCCTTAAAGGTGTTAAGGCCGTTCCACTCCATCCCTAATAACCTGGCTACTGCTATCTCAGCGCCGTAAGCCATCTGCATCTCATACTTACGCTCGTACTCATTTTTCCAGGGGACGGCTCTAGTATGAGGATTATCGGTCTCCTGTGTTTTATTTGACCACTCAATAAAGAAATCAGCTGCCTGTCTAGCTAATTTCATATCGAGAACGTGTAAGGGTAATGGCCTCATTTTTTCCAGGGTTTACCATCTAATGACATCGGCGTACATTGTTCAGTATACGGCTTACGCTGACAAAATAAACCCTCGTAAGGTTTACCGCTATTACTTGTGCCAGATCTATAAATACGACAGGCCATCTCTTTATGACTGCAATACGGCTCACCCTCAGGCGGTACTACTTTTGTAGGTTCGCTATTAGGGCGCTGTTGATCTAGAAAAGCCGCTAACTCTGCATTATCAGTCTCAACAGCTTTTAGAGGTGGTACAGAGCGTAGAGATGGCGTGAAAGGTGTAGCCGCCGCCTCTACGCTCGAACCGTTGCTATCTGCTCCCCATAAATCAAGAGCTACGCCAAAACGCATCGCTGCATTTTTTAGCGCATCGCTGATAGCAGTTTTAACCGCGTCAGCCCCTTTTTGATGCGGTTCAGATGCACCGTAACCAATTCGAGTTACGCCACATACTGTAAGTCTTATCCATAGGCCGTTAAATTCATCTAGTACAGGTGAGCCATTATCAGATATTGCCATAGGCTGCCAATACCAGGCAGGATCTACAGATATAAGTCGATCGGTGACGACTGCGTGATTTATAAAATTATAGGATCTCTGTCCTACATTTTTTGCCTCTACTTGGTCGTCTCTAAAAGGCGCTCTTAATGCTTTAGCTTTGTCCTCGTTCATTACTCAATCTCCTTACGTTTCTGTGATTCCACATAGATATTCAGCCAGGGCAGCGATGTCACGCGATGCTCTCGTATTGCATCTAGTACAGCTGCGCGACCCTCAGGAGAAAAGCGTGTCGAGACATAAGGAGCCTTAGTTTCAAGTCCTATAAAAGGTAATACCTCACCTGTCATAGTGCTAAATATCTGACTTTCAGTTGTAATCGCAAGGGTATCTAAAAACTTTTTACGAAAAGCGTCTCTAACTTTAGGCTCGATTTCGCTTGGAAAATTCTCAGTAATCCAAGCTAATAAAGCCTTTTCGTCGGTGACTGCAAAAGATACATCTCGACTAACTAAGGTAATTTTTGCTACCTCTTGATTATCGATTATCGCTTTTGTCATATCAGCGCCTACATTAGTTAGCTCATCTTTAGCTAATTCTCGTAAGGTATTAGTGGCCTCTGTTACAGCATCTTTAATAACGGTAAGAGCGGCTAGCTCAGATGCTATTTCTTTAAGATTCATTAGACACCTACTAAATCAGAAATAGGTCTAATCTCTGTTAAATCGTCGACCTGGTATATAGATCCGCTTGGATGTACAGATGGAGCAGCTACTACGTAACCGTTCCACTTTATGTCTACACCTTCACGATATTTACCAGGAAAACTCATCTCAGAGCTGGCGTAGTAGTAGTAATGCCAGCCGTTGCCAGTGCGTATACGCCTGGTCTTTGTAAGGCCATCGGTAGTACCACCATTACGTAGATCTACGTCTAGGACTACCAGATTAGATGGCTTACAGGCGATGCCTATGTTTATTTTAGGCTGTCTCTTAAACCACTCTGTAATAGCCTCTATATCATCTGTGGCGCTGTGTAATCCACGAGGAGCTAAAGTTTTATGAGGCTGTTTAGCTTCTACGCCTAGCGGTAAAATCTTTAGGCCTAGAGCTGCATATGTAATAGCGTAATTTTGTATAAGTGTCATCGCTGCTCATTTCTTAGCGATGGATGTTTACGACCAGCGATGCGACCACGCGTAAAACCTAAAGAGTGTCCTACGTGATGTCCGTAAAAATAGCCTGTTACGAAAGTACCAAGCCAGCACAGAAATATAAATAAATCTGTGTATTCTTTAATGAAATTAATCATTTCTGTCCCTTTGTCTGGAGGGTTGAGGGGTTCCAGACCCATTAATAGTACTACTGCCTCCAGACAGTGAGACACCGCGACACGCCAGCCTCAAGTGAAACTTTAGGGTTAAAACCCAGACTCTTGAGGAGCGCTGGATTACCGACGCGGTAGGCGACGCCTTTAGGAGCGCCTATATCGACCTCTAGGGCTGGTTTATAGCCCATTTTACGAGTCACTAAGGTAAACAGCTCCATAAAGCTCGTAGGCCTGCCTGTAGAGAGATTTATGTTTATGCTCATACGATCCTTAGCCAATAATAGAGACGCCTCTACGATGTCCTCTATATGTATCCAGTCCCTAGTAGTTAGAGCAGATCCCCAGATAGTAAAGGGATCTACTTTACGAGCAGCTCTTTCCATAAAACTAGGAAAGGGGTATTCGAGGCTCTGATCCTCACCATAACCGCTAAAAGGTCTTAATACAGTAACTGTTAGGCCTTCACGCCTTAGATGTTCACAGAGCATCTCTCCAGTTAATTTAGCCCAGCCATAAGTAAAATCTGGCAGACGTATATCGTTAAGATTTATATCGTTTTCTGTAAGCACCCTTTTTTGCTCTAGTGTCTGTAGCTCTACAGGATATGCAGCACTAGAGGAAAAATAAAGAATATGTCCAGGCTGTGTACGCATCGCCCACGATGCCATTTCGCTATCTATTGATAAATCTACCGCCAGAGATAGCGGACTACCCTCAATAGTCTGTCTACCTCCCACGACTGCCGCAAGATGTATCAAAAGGTCGAAATAGGTGTCATCGCGTCTAAAGAAATCTCTAGCATCTATGCCGTCTAATATATCGACATAAGTAATGTTATGGTCTCGTAACGCATAACAAAAATGACGGCCTACGAATCCTTTATGACCAGTGATTAATATTTTCACGACAAAGCTACTACTAGGTCTTTATAAAATTGGCTATTAATAAAGTCCTCGTAGATTAATCTATCGTGGCTGTAATACTGCTCAGAGTTAACGCGTGCATAATGGTCATCCATAGCACCCTTGCTAGCTAAGGGATGCATATGCTCGATTACTATGTTTTCTGAGTAAAAAAGGCCGTTAATATCCTGTCCCAGTTTTTTCCAAAAATTATCTAGATATAAGTGTTTAGCTTTAGGCTGACACATACCTTTCAGGTTTTCTACGATGCCTCGAGTCATTAAACAGGCAGTAGGTAAATTAGCTCCTTGCAGTAGATCATTACCGTAAGAGATTCCTTGTCTATTGCCTGGAATTCTTAAAGCTAAAAGATAATCCCAGAAATCAGTACGCGGTACGTGATCATCGCCTAAAAATCCAAAATAACTATAGCGATCGTATTTAGTATCGTCTAGTAAAACCATCGCAGCCATATTAAGAGGCTGAGCCATACCAGCGGCCGTTATGTGATTAGTTATTATATTTATGTCATCTATCGCTTGATAATCGCGTAATGACCAGTCATCTATATCGCAGACAAAATATAAATCTGCTACAGCTTTCGTATCTTTCCAGGCTTTAAGAAGCCTTTTTGCGTTTTGTGGCCTTCCCCTGGTTGGTACAATGAACACACTTTTTTGCATTTTGTCCCTCTCGATCGTGGTCTTTGAGATGCGTGAAAAGCATACGCCGTACCTCTCGTAAGTCGCCTAACACTTCATCGGCAAAACCGTTAGAGACTGGGCGGCTATTCTTTTCTGCACGTGAGGCGAATATAGCGGCTACCCCTGATATGGTCGCAGCCGCTATTACGCCTAATTGAATTAAAAGGCTATCCACGTCCAAGTGGATCCTTAGGATTTAGATACCGCATAAGAGGCGGTAATACGGCAGCTGCCGCAGCGCTAGATAAACCTTTAACAGTTAAATCTCCAGTAGCTAAGTAATAAGCTAGAGCTGCGCTAAGCGCGGCGCGTCCCCAGGAAGCCGCCACCTCTTGCGCTGTCTTGATCTGTTTTTTCTGTTTCGCTTTCATCGGTCTCCATTTCTAAACCTCTTATTAAGGTTTCGACTTGCACTGCATTTAGAGCTATCTCAAAATGCATCTCATCCTTACGGTTACGATAATTACCGCCCCATCTTAGACCATATTTACGGCATAAACGGTTAATTACCCTTACTTGCTCCTCGTTAAAAGTACCTACAGCTGCTAAAGGATGTTGAGTAGCATTTAGATCTATAGCTGTACCGCTGCTGTGATTAGAGACAATGGTATTAGATCCTCTTACCTTACGGTACGCGTATCCCCAGTCGTCCAGGGTTTTAGTTTCATCTATCGGCTCTACCAGCTTATGAAATTCTGCAGCAAAACCAATTAACAACGGCGCTACAGGTTTAGCGACACGCAACTTTAGATCTGTACCTGGGACGCGCTTACGAACTATCTCTATAGCTTCTGGATCTGCAGAGGCAGGCCATCCATTAGCGCTCTTTTCCATAGCTATAAGCCTACAGCCTCAAAGTCGTCTATATGATCGTCGATAGTCCTAGTTATGGGATAAATGTCGTCTACCATAGACAGAAACTATACCTGAAGATGGTTACAGTGCTGATTCTTGAGGGATTGTGCCTAAATCCATTGTTGGGATTTTTCATCCCAAAATGAATAGGTTGTGCCTAAAATTTCTACTAATTCCCAATTAGGGTCATTCAACAATGTCTTGCTGCCTATAATTTCGCTAAATAGATTATTGATGTTTTTGTAATAATAAATCATTATGCAATCCCTTTGTTGTAATGATCCAACACCTTAGTTGCATCTAAATAAGTATTATAGAAAGCAGGGGCGGCTATAAGACCATTAAAAAATTGCGTTGGAACTACCGCGTTTGCTCCAATACATATATATAGATTACCTGTCCCAGAATCTCTGGTAGTAGCCGAAACTGCTTCTTGGACTCCGTTTACATATAGATAAAAACTTCCACCGCTTTGAGCAGTTAAAACAATATGAAACCAATTCCCATTATTTGTGCTGGTAGTTCCAGTAATAAAAAGTTCTGCTGGCCCTGGAATATAAGTTAGACCAGACATTTTATTAGTGGTTATTACGCTCTGAATGGCTAGGCCCAAAACTCTGCCATTTCTGACAGCGTATGGGGTTCTAACTGTGCTATCGGTGGCGCTGCTTTTCATCCAAAATTCACAAGACCAATTAGAAGTAGATGCAACATTAAAAATTGCATCAGTTGCGCTTTGATGATAACCGCTAGTTCCATCGTAAGAAATAGCCTTCGTTATATCTGTGCTGCCTGTTACCCCAGTTTGATTTAGCGTATAAGTGCCGTAACCTGTCATAGTTTTACTAGCAATAAAATCCGTTATAGTAGAGCCTGTAGTTTCTGTTAATTTCCAAGCTGTTACAGCCCCATCATCTACAATAGTATCCCAATAATTTTTTATCCCTAGTTTAGATGAAGCAATAATGCCCAATAAACTCATTACGCTATATCTCCTACGACATACCAAGTATCAGTTGCAACCTTGATGCAAGATGCAGCCGAGAACTGCGCTCTTAACTTAGGAGCTGTGGCAGTTGCTCCTGTTGATGAGATCGTAGTAGTTCCTGAAGTAACAGCCTTGATAGTTGTCTGACCTGCTCCGATTTGAATAACATTAATTACTGTTCCAACTGGAAAAGCAACATTGGCGTTAGTTGGTATTTGAAAGTCATTAGCAGAAGCCACAGACATTGTAACTAGCTGATAGGCATTACCCAACACAACTGTATAAGTAGCAGTTTCAGCATCAAGAACAACAGGGATTCCAGCAGAGTAGGCAAGTCCTGTGGCTGCTCCACTATCCGCTACGAGTGTGTGGCCGTTAGTTCCTACTGCTAGACGTGCTACCGTATTATCGGCAGTGCCTACTATGAGATCGCCTTTCGCATCTACAATAGACGCCGATATACCTGCGGCATCGCCAAAAAATAAGGCAGCTGAATCGCTTACAAAATATAGCGTTCCTGCGCTGTATTGAGCTAAGGCTAGAGATGCAGATGTGTTTACTGTTGCAGTACCAGCTGTAATCGTTGCTGTACCTGCTCCTCTATTTTGGATGACTAACGTATCTCCAGCGTCAAAAAGCCCACTATTAACCGTACAGGTCACAGATCCAGAGGTATTAAATTCTATGCGTGTGCCTTTATCCGCTGCCGCTAATGTGTAGTTAGCAGTCTTTACGCTAACGGTCTGGTTAAAGTCGTTAGCTTGAAGCGAATTGACCTGAGCTGCGGTAAGTACCTGCCCAGTGGTAAAGGTCTGTTTAGCCATATATCTCCTTAATAAGCGAGCGAGTCCTCATTTAGTAGGCCATCTACTAGAGAGTCTAGCACGAACCCACTCGCGAACGGTTGCGCGGTGGTAAAAGTAGTAGTAAAAGAATTAGGCGTAATGTCATAAGCGACGCCAGTTATTACCGTATCGCTCTCTACGTTGCCACCTTGCAGCACCTGTATTACGGTAATGGGATCATAGACGTCTAGCTCCAGAGCTGCAGTAACGCGGTCTGGGCTAGCGCCGTCGTATGCATCTAAGGTTAAAGATTCTAGGCGTAGGTCTGCTCCTACCTCCTGGCGACTTGCTACGATCATAAGCGCCTGATTTAAGGCATCTGTATCGGTCTGCGCTATAGAGCTGCGATTACGGCTATGCTTAAAAAATGTATCTATGCTGTCTACGTTATTTACCGTCTGAGGTGTACCGCCAGTACGTGTAACAGTGCAGCTATTTATAAGTCCAAAATCTGATAAATCAAAAGCTACTTTTTGATAGGTAATAGTGCCAGGTAATCCAGTATCGCTAAAAACTGTAGGTGTACCGCCAGAGGCTGTAATTATGTCCTCTCTGGATCTAAACGTTGCGTAGCCTTGCTGGTTGATATAAAAGGCTCCTAGATCTGTAGCTTCTACTGTCTGACAGGCTGATAGAGCTGTCCTAGTACTGCCTGTATCTGCCTGTACCGTCGTATCTGCAGTCGTAGATATAGAGCGCATACCGCCAGGCCACTCAGCGGCGTCTAAGATGCTAGTGATTCGCTGAGCTGTAGTCTGCCCAGCTATCCCACCTGTAACAGTTGATATAGACGCTAGGTTTAATAATTGAAAACCATCTACGCAGTTAAGATCTACAAAGGCAGGATCGAATCCTGTAGGACTACTGTATTTCCAGGACTGTACGTACATAGATCCTAATGCGTACTCTTGTCCTCCAAAAGTACCAATAAATCTAATTTTACGCATCGGTAATATTTTTCCGTATAGTGGACTTAACGTATTAGCAGGGTTAAATAAACCTGTCTCATCGATTAGGCGTACCGATGCAGTACCAGCCGTAAAGCTGTCAGAGGTTCGATTATAGGCGCGTCTTATTCCAGTCTTTATTACGTACTGACTTACGTCTACGATTTCAGATGCGCTCGTACCTAATACAGACTGGTCTAACGGTGTAGATGGATCGTCTAATACTAGGCTAGGGTCAAAGTTAGCACCGTTGCTAAAATCGATAAAACAGCTAAAAACAGCGCCAGTACTCATATAGCGCTAACGATTAAATCATTACCTGTTCGCTGTGTCTGGTAGACAGCATCCGTTACCGCAGCTACTAGGTCATTTTGTGATAATAGAGATCCTTCTATATTTACGTTTACTGTTACGCCTTCATCTCTAGCTCTAAACCCTGCAGGGTCAAAAAACGATGGCGTAGCCATACCTCTAGCGCTAAAGCCTGTCTCCTCAAAATACCTAGACGATGATACGTCAAAATTAGATGGTACTGAAGTTTTATCATAAAGGTTTCTTAAATAACTATCTTGATTCTCCTCAAAGAATCTAAAACTGCCTAAATCAGGTACGAAAGGTCTCTTGAAAGGTTCGCCGCCTATTTCTCCAGGTAAATCTATGTAAGGAGGTTTGATAACTGGCGGTGTCGGTGGCAGTAAATCCTTACTCGTATCCTCGTCTTTTTTTCTAATACGACCTGGATCAAAAGTACCAGGTAGACCGCCAGCTGCAGCAGAGTTTCCAGGTGCAGGTATGTTAGGTACGGTAATAGTCGCACCGATGCTAATGCTGTATTTACCCTCGATAATTGCTTTTAGTTTTGCAATTATGTCATCTAGATTATCTGTAAACTTTATGTCAGGTTTAAGAGCTGCTAAGGCGTCTATAGATGCTTTATCCGCTGCAAAACCAGCGGTTTTTAATAGCTGTAAAACCTTTTCTAAATTCATCGCATCGTCATAACGTCCCTCAGTAGCAGCCTTAAGAGTCTTTATAGCCTCCTCGTCTGTCTGATAATCTGAAATCTTGAGCGCTGATAATTGCAATACGCGGTCTCTGTCTGTCTGTGAAAGTTGACGACGTAATGCAGCCTGTAAATTAATCGCATCTATGTCGAACTTAAACTGTATAGAGTTACGTAATCTTTCAAGATCTGCGCTTCGCTTCTTTTCTTGCGCTCTTTTTGCCTCATCGCGTTTTAGTCTTGCTATTTCCGCAGCTCTTTGTTTTGCTAAACCAGCCTCAACTTTTGCAAGTTTAACTAATTTACCTTGAGTTTCTAATTGCTTAGAGTAAGCATTAGCTGCTCGTACTCTGGCGTCCGTCTCAGCATCGGCGGCTCTGGCTGCAGGGCCAAAAGGATCTAAGCCTACTAAAGCATCTAAAGCATCTAGCAAGAATCTAATGACAGGGTTACTAGCCAGAGCCTCTAATTTATTTTCTAACGTTAAAACAGCTGCGGCGGCCTTACCTAAGGCTTCTCCTATTTTTTCGCCTAGCTCTATCATCTTTTGCTGAGTCTGCTCTATTGATAATCCAGAATCCTCTAAACCTTTTATTAAACCTCTACCTATGGCTACTTGAGTCTCCTCAAAAGCTACTTTTAATTTATCTATTTTTTCTGCAAAGGTGTCAGCTTGTTTTACGCCGAATTCTCCCTGCAAGGCAGCTAATACATCTTGAAAATTCTTACCTTCTAATTCAGCTTTCTCAAAACCTATTCTTAGTTTAACTAAAGCGTTAAAATCTCCTACAAAGGCTCGAGATAAAGCGTTAGTAACTTGCTCTAGCTCTAATCCCTTACGTCCGCTTATTTCAACTGCTAGGCCTAATAGTTTTTGAGCATCTGTTAAAGTGTATGTAGTCTGGATTAATTTTTGTAGTGATGGTATTAATTTATCTTGCGACGTACCAGTAGCTAGAGCTAGGCTACGAGTAAAATCTGTAGCTAGTGAGGTAGCAAAAGCTAGCCCTAAAGTGTTTAGCTCTGATTCTAATTTTCTGGTAGATCTCTCTAGCTCTGCGAATTGTTGAGTAGATTTCTTTACAAAAGCAACTACAGCGGCAGCTGATAACGCTACCCCTAATGTCCTACCGAATTTTTGGAGACTCTTTATTGATTTTTTTGTACTTTTATCTAAATCCTTAAAGCCTTTATCCTTAAGGCGTGTAATGAAATCAACCGCTACCTCTTTACGCCCCATAACCATTAGCGGACACCTCTTACAAATTTAAGTAATCGCTGGTCTATTACTTTAGCGATTTCATTTCTAACCTTATCGCCTAATATAGCTTCTGCCTTATAAATTAATCGTTTAGGAGCGCCTGCGACTTTTGGAAAGAATATTCTAAAATCATCTTGAGCCTTATAGTTACGCGATACGCTTTTAGTCTTAGCTCGCGAGGTCTCTTTGCCTGATCCTGCTAGCTCATAAATAGCACCGCCTGGTGTGCTGTTAACTAAAGCTAAAGCTGCTACTGCGACTTTATTGTAGCCAAAAGGCGTCTTATTAATAGTAGTGCGTTTAATCTTTATGCCTCTAGCTACTATGGCAGGTTGCCAAGTCCAGCGCAGAGGATCTCTAGATCTGTGTATTTTGTCATTTATCCAGGCAGGAGATGAATAGTCTGGCGGCTGTTGAGCGAATACGTCCCTATCCTGATACTGAATAGTGCCAGGTACAAAAGTCTTAGCTAGTTGAGCCATAGGCTTTACGGCTTCATTTAGACCCTTATTAAAATCTTTTCTTAATTGCGGACTAATAGCTTTTAGCTCTTTTATCAATTTATCAAAATCCGCGATTAATATGGATTCACTAGCTCTAGCCACTAGCGCCTCCTTTTCATCGTGCGCGGTGTATTACGCGCCTGAGCCTGCTCCTGCAAAATAAACTTTATCGCTGCATATATAGCAGGGTCGCATTTTAGTAGCTCATTAGGTGAGATACTCGTCGCTACCGACACAGCTGCGACCTCCCATATGTCGCCGCGTCGGTCTATCCATTTTTTGAGTCAAAAACAAAATCTACGTCTTTATACTGATTCAAGAAATCGTCATCTAATGCCGCTGTAGTTTCTCCCTTAGCGGTTATTAAATAATGCGCGAACCACCATAAATCACTTTCACGCTGCTCCTCAATTAGTCGCTTACGCCATCCAGTCTTAAAGTGACTCTCAAAAGCCACCTTAGCCGCTGGCGTAAGCTCGTAATTTACCTCTTTACCGTCTTTTTTAGTTACTTTAATTAATTGCGTAGCCATTTATGTCCCCTATTCTAGTTAATTAAGATGTAGCTTTAGTAAGAGCAGTTACTGGAAGCGTAATCGATGCAGTCATTGGAGCATCGATAGAGCCGTTAATTGGCTGCCATTGTGCTACCAATACAGACATAGAATAGCGAGGGTTAGTCGCTGTAACAGTGCCTGAGACTGGTATTAATTGAAGCGCCAGTTTTGTACCTAGTGCATCCTCAAAAATTGAGTTTACGCTAGATGCAGCAAAATCGTTAAACACCTCTAAAGTTACGCTAGGACGTTCAATACCACCGATTAGGTTTTGTACTGAATCAGTCATAGCCGTAATTTCTACGGCGTCAATTTCTCGCGACAGGCTGACCGCGCTAACGAAAGTGGTAATAGTTGTAGTGCCTGCGACTACAGCTACTTTATTACCCATAAAGATCGCCATTTATT